CTCTGTGTACGACACACTGTTGTTAGCCAAAGCACGTTGTGCATTCTGTTCCCACCATTGACCTGACTTAGCGTGACGCATACGGTCATCTGACAAGTTAGACAAACTAATCATAGCAGAACGACGAACACCACCTACGACTACAACTTCACCAATCTTACACATGATGTCGTGGCACTCAATAGACGACAGCTTACGGCCTTGTGCATTGGCAAACACGTTAGTGACAAAGTTAAACAAGTCAACCAAAGGTGCTGGACCAGATGCCCGACCACCAAAGGTCTTTAGTCGTGCGCCAGCAGGTCGAACACGTGAAACGTCCCACTTGGGGATCTCGCCACTGTACAGCAATGCAATGACTTGACGTAGTGACTTAGCCCAACCCTCTTTACTGTCCTTCACAACGACCGTGGTTTCACTCTTGAACAGTGTGGGAACCTCTGGCAGCTTAGACACAAACTGACGTTCAACAGAGAACCCTACACCTGTACCACACAACAAGATGAACATAGCTTCGTCAAAAGACTTAGGATCATCTACTGGCAAATACGAACAGTTATACCCTGCTGTATTGTCACGGGCCAGTGCTGGACCTGCTGTCATCAATGCTCGCATAGAAGGCATAACTTCTAGGTCTAAGATAGCTGTTTCAATAGCGTCGGATGTCGCCGCATCAACTTTATCAATTACTAGATTGTCGATGTAACGCTTAACTGTTTCACTCCAGTTTTCACGGCGTTGCTCGTCTTCGAGCCATCGTGCATAACGTGATGTATGAATGAATGCTTGATAGTCTGTAGGGAAGTAATTGCTCATTTGCCACGGCCTCGCATGTCTTTGTCTTCGCCAAGCCAAACCAACCGATCAATGTCGGATCGATTGATCCCAATGTCGGCTAATTCCTTGTCAGTAAGTGCGTTTAATTCTTTGATAACTCGGCGGTGTTCCCGCCATGTCGCCAAGTAATTGACGTATCTCCAAAACCAACTCATCGTGTGTCTCCTGACCCACTGAGAGTTCCGCGTTCGGCTCGTGACTGTAGTTTTTGCAAGTTCTGTGCAGCAATCTGATCAAGTCCCTGTCCAAGGTCTTGAGACAAAACAGCAAGATACCACAAGACATCTCCGAGTTCCGAAGCGATTGCTTTCTTGGTTTCAAGGTCGAACTTCCCATCCTTGTCACGATAGACCTTTTTGATCTTATTCATGACCTCTCCGACTTCACCTGCGAGACCCATAGCTGGGTATGAAATCCGATAGTCGTCTGGGTAGATTGCTGTTTGTATTGCTTTTAGTTGATAAAAAGAGAGGTCCATTCTCGCTCCTAGTTTGGGTTACCTAGAAACGGTGAAGAATGACCTCTAGTTCGCGTAATAATCGTCGCTGTCGAAATCCGGTAAGGCTTTCATCAATTCTGTAAGCCCGTCATTCTCAGACGCGATAGCTTCGATGTTATTGTCCTTCAGGAACCGAATAGCCGTAGACAACTCAGCGGCACTCGCTTCGCCACTCTGAACACGTTGTAGTAATTCAGCGGCGATAGCGGAGTGTAGGTCTCCTAGTAAATCTTTAGATGCAGACATGTTAAACTCCACAGGCTCTGTCTAGAGCGTCTATGAGTGCGGAACCGGTAATTACCGACTGATCCCCGCCGTCTGCTATTAAGGCTCCTGTGTGGTCGTCTCTGAGTCTCTCAGTGCCATCACAGATTGCCCTGTCACTTATTGCGGTTGCGCAACCACTCACGAGCATCGTCAGCGTCACGCTTAGTATCAGCGGCTTCATCGATACGCTCCCGTGTTTTAATATAATTTTCAGCTTGTCTCTGTGCTTGTTTCTGTCGGGCAGACGCAGCACCTTTGAAGAAAGCCCCTAAGATGACCGCTAGGAACGAGAACGCCCCTAGCAACCATTTTGTTATTTGCGAGACGATCATCGATCTCCCGCCTTCCATTTTACAAGACGTTCTTTGAGAATAATCAAAGCTGTTACGGCGATAACTACTGCACCACCAATAGCGATAAGCTGTGCTGTACCGTCAAGTGATCCAATAGCTGTAACACCAGCACCCGCTGCCGTACCCATTTGTACAACAGACGCTTGCATGGTTTTGCTTTGTGCTTTCTTCTGTCGAGGTTGCTTCAGGGTCCGTACTCCCAACAACCGGTCGCGGGGGTAAGGGGCGACTGAAACAGCGTTCCCTTGGTTACCGCCTAGAACGTAAATATTCTCATCGTCGTGATGTGAATAGAATGCAACGTGTCCCTTCCAGCCATCTGGAGACCCCCGCCAGAATACCACAATGTCACCCTTACGGGCGAGCGAGATATCGATAGGTTGCCCCCAGTCGAGGTAGGAACGAGCGTTTAATTGGTTTGTGCCTTGGATACCACATTCTGCCAACACAGACCCAACAAACGCGGCACACCACGGAGTCTCGTCATCTTGTACCCAAGAGTGACCAGAGTTTTTGTAGTATTCTAAGATTTGTGGGTTGTGTTTAGCAGCGGGGTATTCTTCCACCCCCAAATGTGACGAGGCAACATCATAAATATGTTGTGCCAATTTATTGCCTATTTGGTTAAGGCATCCTCCAGTAGAATTATTTCCAACCTTTGGACTGCCAATGTAAGATCATGCGTGGTCGAGATGTTCCACCCGACCAACGCGAGAAGCGCAGAAGCTAGTGCGCCAACAATGATTTTAGTTTCCATTTCGTGTCGCCATTTTTTCAACAGCGGAACGAATAGCTTTTATGTTCTCATCTATTCGAGCCATAGATACAGCTTGGTCATAGACCATTCCTTCGATTTTATTCACACGAACTTCCATCTCTTTTATGTTCGCTGTGTTTCGGTCGATGTCCCCAAGCATCATAGATACGGTCCATACGATAGCCGCACCTTGTGTAATTAGGCCGAAGATGAGAGTTATAGGTACACTTTTAGATAAGTGCCAACTCTCTTGAGTAGACATTGAAGCGTCTATTCCTTTTCAAGCAATAATCCGTTTGAGGTCGCAATGTGCCTGTCGTAAACAGTACCAGCTACAAGTGTGGGGTCAGACACTACAGGGGCAAAGGAAAGAGCATTAAATGTACCTCCTTCGGTAGCATCCTCAAGTGCAACAGCCTTTACTTTATAGGAATATTGCTCAGTAGGTAAACCATCTGTGGTTACCTTAAACAAACCGTATTTGTGATCGTTTATTCCGTCTGACGTACTCCAATCACTCGAAGTAGTAATAACCCAAGTCCCGTTTTCATCAATTTGCATTTGTGGAGTAAAGTTAATACCAGTAGATGGGATTCTCGCATCAACCAAACCTTTAAACTCTAAAGTGAAGTAACCGTTGTTGGCTGAGTTGTATTTCAATAAGTTCAAATTAACTTGATAGTCTGTGGGGCTATCAGTGCTATCACTCGTGAACTTGTCGTTAATAGATGTAAAATAAACATCATCACCTAGTTTTGCAAACCGGTTGCCATATTGAGGAGAGGCTTGCACGTTGGCGTTAGTTAAGAAAACGTTTGGATCAGTAATCGTTGTTGTTCGTTGACCGATGTAGATTGGCGCAGTTGTACCAGTTGGGTCAACTTGTATTTGATATGTAGTAAGGAATTTACCTCGGCTCCACATTACATAACGGACAATGTTGTTTCCATCTGGTTCTTCGTCGATATACAGGCAGTACGAAGATTGAAATGGCACAGCATCAGTCTCAGGTGTGATATCAAGCTGCCCCCAGTAACCGCCGTTTGTGAAATAAGTTAAGTACCGCTGATAACCTAGTTTGTTAGTTGTGGGCATGTAGTGAAGCTGTTGCGCGTATGATCTTGTTTGGTTATCAACATAAGCCCAAGAACTACCAACAGATCCTGTTAGGTCATTTGAAATGGTCGACTTACCACCGTTGAAGTCCACCCTAGTAACACTTTCGAATGATGTGCTATAATAGGTACGAATAAAGATGTAGCGATTACCTAGGTTGGTGTTATCCGTCGTATAGTAGCTTTGATCACCAACAAAAGCATATCGATAAACACTTGATGTACCTTGGCTACCATTTGCAATTTCTGTAGACCCTGAAACCGATCCCGTAGCTGAGTTTAAGTTGACTCTAAAGACACCCCACTCATAGTTGGAATTTCCCGTCATAAACTCCCGACCGGAAACGACTACCATAATATAATCTTCTTCAGGAGTAACCATAAAGGAGGCGTAGGATATACCCGCACTATTGCTGTTTCCTGTCCGAACCGTTGTACTTCCTACGACTGATATTGAGTTTAGTGTTGTATCTACTTTAATAACGTACAGGTTAAGACTGTAACGAGTAGATACAGAGTCGTATTCACTTAATAAATAAGCATATTTATCGGTCCCGATCCGTTTGAACATGGGATTTGTACCATAAGGGGCTACAGAAGAGGTAGATGGTGTTAATAAATGTTGATGATCTCCGAAGTATTCTGCAATCGTATTGTCCGGAATTAGGTTATACGAACTCATATTCGCTTTACCTTCATCGTTAATACTAATTTGACTACCTTTTGTAATTAAACCTCCAGCCGGTAGCGAGACAGTCGCCGCTGCCGTAGGCTTTGTCAGTAGCTGGTTAATAAAAGCTAATTCTACACTCATATTTAATATCCTTTAGGCTACTGTCTTAGTAATTGATGTTAGACGATTGTTAATATCGTAGCCGTAGGTCAAGGTTACAACCGTCGTTGCCCCGTCTGTGTCTGTATATACAACGGATGCTAAATTTCCTGTGGAGTAGTTATAAATTGCGACATTACCACCTACATAATTTACAGCCGCAATAGTACCGTCCACGTTGTAATCCATACTCGACACGTTCAACCC